GCTTGGGCACGTTCGGATCCGTGGGCGGCGTCGGCTTCCTGGTGCGATTCAGGTAAGCCCGGTCGAACTCGGCCGGGTCCATCTTCTCCAGCTCGGCCCGGATCACATCCTCGGTGACCGTGAACCCGAGCGCGGGCAGCGTCGCGTACCAGGTCGCCGGATCATCCCGCGGCATGTCCTCGGGCGCGAACCACTCGAAGTAGGCGGCCCTCGGGCGCACGGCCGCCGGGTCCTCGGCCAGCGCAGCCCACAGTGCCTCGACCAGCTTCCGGCCGATCTCCCGCTTCTTGTTCAGCCACGCCGACTTCGTCGTGCCGCCGGCGGACGCCCACCACAGCTGAGCCATCTTCCGAGTCAGCATCGCCGGGGAGAATGCCTGCTCCAGCCGGTCATCCTCGTGCGCGAAAGCCTCGTCGATGAACCCGAGGTCCAGCGGCGGACCGTGGCCGGCCTTCTCCGTGTTCGCGGTGATGCCCATCTTGGAGCGCGTCCGGCCCCACAGGATCGCCTCGTTGCCGTTCGACTTCCGGATGCGCGCCATCCTGGCCAGCTCGGACGCGGCGATCTTCTCCCAGAACTCGTCCTCCCAGCGCTGCCGGGCCATGCCCCGGGTCTGGGCGGCGTACACGATGTTCTGCCGGGGCCAGGCCAGCGCGCGGTGGACCTGGGCGCCCAGGCACAGCTCGGTCTTGCCCTGCTGCCGGGAGACGGACAGGCCGACCTCGCGGTGTGCGAACAGCCCCGTCTCGGGGTCGATCTCCAGTGCCACGTCGGAGACGTACTTCTGCCACGGCATCGGCGGGGCGCCGAGCTTGGCCATGACCTTCCACAGCTTCGGACCGAGCGAGGGCCGGTCCGGATGCCTGGGCGTGCCCCAGCGCGGCGGGCAGGTCAGTCCGTACCGCTCGTACAGGTCCTCGGCGAACTCAGTCGGGGGAGCCCAGGTCTCCGAGGTCGTCGTCATCGTCAGCCGTCCGCCCCTCCAGCAGCTGGGCGAGCGTCTGCCGGAGCTCGCGGTTCAACTGGGGCAGTTGACGGCCGTCCTCTCCTCCGCCGGCGTCGATCTCACGGGCGAGGGTGTACGCCATCTCGGACAGGGACGGCTCGACGCCGACCAGGTCGCCGAGCTGCTCGACGTCGTCCCGGACGGCCGCCTCCACCGGACCCGGCTTGCGCTGGCGTGGCGCCACGACAGTCCCCCTCCAAGATCGTCCGGCCGGGATCGGGCCGGAGGGAGAAAAATGGAAGCTGGTCGCGGGGTTGAGAAGACGATCTTCCCTAAAAAATCTTGGAATCTTCCTGATCATTTCGATCTGATCGATTCGATTTGATCAAGGATTGAGCCGCTGACCTGCATGTTTGTGCGCCCGTGTCGGCGTCCTCGGTTGACTCGGTGCGGAGGTAGGCGGTCACGTCCTGGCCGTCGATCTCCAGGTAGCGGATGCTGCCAATCTCCATAGCCTCTCCCCTCATGGTCCTGCGAACCAGTCGACCGAGGTGACCAGCTGCACTACCTCGGCAAGGGGCCGGTTGCTCTTCTCCGAGTTGCACTTGCGGAGGCAGACGGGGCAGCCGGCCACGCCGTGGATGGGGGCGAGGTTGTCGGGGTCCTCGCGTGCGCCGCCTTTGCTGGCGGGGTGGATGTGGTCGACGGCATCGGCGGCACCGTGGCCGCAGACGATGCAGACGTCGGACTCGCGCAGGATGCGGGCGCGCAGCTGGCGGTACTGGTAGCTGGTGAGTTCGCCGCGGTTGGTGGCCACCCCACCCCCTGGCATGGCGAGGCCCGGCGCGCGTGATGCGGGCCGGGCCGGTCGGTTACTTGGCCTTCCATCCTGCATCGAGGCAGGCCTGGGCGAATGCGTCAGCCCCGATCGTCCAGGCATCGTCGCTGCCCTTGAGGCTGCGCGTGAGGGCCTTGGACATGTCGGGGATGCGGTCGACCTTGGAGTCCTTGGCGTTGGCGTCGACCTTGGATGCCAGGCTGGCTCTGTCGTCGTGGGCCTTGGCGTCCTTGTAGCCCTTGGCGAAGTCGTCGCATGCTTTCTGCCCGGGCACGTCCAGGTTCCCAGTAGTGGTGGTGTCGTCGCTGCTGCATGCGGTGAGCGTGACGGCGAGCAGGGCGATGATGGTGGCCGTGATGGTGCGGAAGCGCATGGTCCCCCCACGGGTTGCTGATGATGAGCGGCCATCATGCAGCGTGTGGGGTTTCAGTGAAGGCGCGGTGACAGGGCTGTGACATGACGAAGCCCCGACCGGGCCTGTGTGGTCGGGGCTTCGCTGTGCGTCTGTGGTGCCGGTTGAGGGCACAGTTGTACACCGGGATCGTGACACGCGTCTGACCTGCGGTCAAGCGGCCTTGTGCTGGGCTCGCTTGGCGGCGAGGGCGGTGACGTCGGCGACGGCGTACCAGGGCTGCCGCGGGCTGCCGCCGGACCGTGTCAGATGGCCGCGGTGGACCAGCTGGCGGACGCCGTCGAGGCCGATGCCGAGCAGACGCGCGGTCTGGTGGGCGGTGAGGTGGCCGGGCCGGATGCTCTGCGACTCCATGACCCCATGATGCGGCAGCGGTGTCGGTGCCGTGGCGGTGACCGGAGCACTGTTCCGGTCACATCTGGGCTGCCCGAAGGCGAGGTCGAAACCCGAAACTTCCCAGCTCAGGCCCGATATCGGGGGCGAAACCGGTTTCGGGGCGGGGTGAAACCTCAGGCCCTTCCCGAAACCGGCTCGCGGGGTCCTACTCGCCGTCCTCGGCGGCCGGGAGATCGGCGTAGCGCAGGCCCTTGGCGCCGCCGCAGCACTCCCGGATCTGCAGCTGCCGGGTGGACACCTTGAAGGGCTTCAGCGCGGCGCTGAGCGCCGTGGACGACCCGGCAGCGTCCATCTCCGTCCACGGCTTGTAGAGGTCCGGCCGGAAGCGGGCGAGGGCCTCCACGAGACGGTGGGAGTGCACGGACTCCACTCCGTCGGGCCAGATCGCGCGCAGGTGGTCGACGACCGTCTCCACGTCCAGCTCCTCGACCTGGGCGCCGACGGACTGCCCGGACAGGGTGCCGGCCGCGGTGCGCAGGGCCAGGGCGCGCTTGGCGATGTCCTCGGCTTCGGTCTGCTTGATGAACGCGGCGCGGACGGTGATGCCTTCGCGGCCGCGGGCGAGGATGCCGGTTCCCTGCTCGTCGATGCTGATGTCGGTGGCGCGCAGGCCGCGCTCGTAGGCGCTGGTGCCGAGGACATTGTTGTTCTCCCTCCACCCCATGACGGCGAGGCACAGCCGGGTGCCGACCGACGCGGAGACCGAGGTGGGCAGGCTCGGGGCGTCGGGGTTCTGGGTGAGCAGGATCAGGATGATGCCGTAGGCGCGCGCCTTCTTGATGAGGCGGGTGGCCAGGGCGGCGGCTTCCTCCTTGTAGTCGGGGTGGGTGAACAGCTCCTGGACCTCGTCGATGACGATGACGCGCGGTCCGAGGTTCTGCTCGGGGTACTTCTCGGCCAGGGCGCGGGTGACCTTGCGGCCCTCGGGGACCTCGCTGGCGGGCAGGCCACGGATGAAGGCGGCGCGCCGCTGGTACTCGGCGATCCCGGACCGCATGCCGGCCAGCGCGGCCTCGAGGTCTTCGTCTTCGTCGCCGGACACGTACCGGTGACAGATGGGCTTGACCGAGTCGAGGTCGCCGGAGCCCTTCAGCTCGTAGATCCACAGTTCGGCCGTGGGGTCGAGGGCGACACCGAGGACGATCGCGAGCGCACACGACGTCTTACCGGATCCCGGGATGCCTCCGACCAGCAAGTTCGAGTACATGAGGGTGATCTCGACGAGGTTGCCGCGCGGGTCGAAGCCGTAGGGCAGCGGCTGGTACACGTCGGCCTGGCCCTCCTTCATCAGCGGCCACAGCTTCCGGCCGGCCTTGGCCGGGTCACGCTGGGCAACCCACAGCACCAGGCGGCCGGGGTGGGCGGTGCGGTCGGCCTCGGGCCACACCGTGCTGATGGGGCGGCGCATGGCTGCGGCGAGCGCGGCCCGCTTCTCCAGGACGGCTGTGGCCTCGACTCCGGGAGGGAGGTCGACCTCGGCGCGCCAGCCGGGCCCGTCGCGCATGACCTCGGACGCGAACTCGACGCCGCGGCGGCCGCGCTTGCCCTCGATGCCGATGGCGGCGAGGGCGTCGAACACCTCGGTGGAGTCGAGGCGGCGTAGGACATTGGTGGCGACGTAGCGGGTGATGAGCGGCTTGTCGCCCTTCTTGCCTGCGAGGCCGACGAGGGCGGCGCCAGCGATGCCTGCGGTGAGGGTCCAGCCGGGCACCAGGAAGCCGGCCACGAGGGTGGTGATGCCGGTCGCGGTGGCGACGGCCAGGGACGCGATGCGGCGCGGCCGGACGCGGCGGGAGTGCTCGCGGGACAGGGCGAGCCAGGCCTCGATGTCGGCGGAGGCGGCGGCCTTGGCCTCGACTGGGCGGGCCTCGGTGTCGGCGACCCACTTCCCCCAGCGGACCAGCAGGCGGCCGCCGCCGCGCGGTGCGCGCAGCAGCAGGCGGGCGAGGTAGACCGGGGCGCGGAGGGTGTGGAAGGCGGTGAGGTGGGCGTAGTAGGACGCGGTCCAGCGGGCGGCGTCCTTGAAGGTGTCCCAGCGGCGCAGCGCCGGGGGGACGACGGGCGGGGCGTCCGCGAGATAGGCCTGCCTCTCTGCGATCCACGTGCCGGGCTCGGCGCCGGCGGCGGGCGGGTCGACGGGGCGGGGTTCGGCGTCCTGGATGACGTCGATGATGGTCTCGGTGAGGACGCGGGGGGTGTCCTCGGCGTCCTGCGTGGCGTCCTTGTGGAGCTGGACGGTGGTGTCCGTCATGCTGGTGGCTTCCTGCCTCTTGCTGGGGTTTGGAGGCCCGGGACGGCCGGTGTCCTGGCCGGGTGGCGGCCGTCCCGGGTGGTACTACTTGCGTCCGCGGGCGTCCTCGCGGGCCTGGGCCTTCTCGCGGATCCGCTCCACCTGCCGCTCCAGGGCCTTGGTGGACTTGCCGCGGGCGCGGCGGCGGTCGATGCGGACGCCGAGGGCGATCACGCGGGCCAGCTCGGTCAGGTTGTGCGGGTCGTGCGGCGTGAGTGCCATGGTCAGCGTCCCTTCATGTAGTCGCGCCACATCGAGCGCAGGACGAGCAGGGAGACGGTGGCGCAGGTCCCACCGATCGCGACGGCCACGGCGACGAGGGCGATGGCCACGGCGAACAGGGCGCCGACCAGGCCGACGGAGACGACGACCCCGCCGATCACCAGCCACTTGCGGGCCTCGAACGGAACCGTGGGGCTCTGGACCACAGTTGCCGGCTGCTGCTGGTTGAGCAGCTGCTGCGCGGCGAGGATCGCGGCGATCTGTCGGGCCAGCTCGCTGTTGTCTGCAGCTTCGACGGCGTCGCGGGCGGCCTTGTCGAGGGCGTCGCTCACGACGTCCACCTCCGCATCCGGCGGGCGATGGCCGGACGGGCCAGGACGCCGAGGACGAAGGCGAGGACGGCGGGCTTGGCCGCGGCCACGGCCAGGGCGGTGGTGAGCGACAGCGCGGCCGGCCACAGCAGGAGCACGCCGAGGAGGGCGCCGAACAGGATGGCCTTCATACCGGCACACCCACCTGGAAGTTGGGGAGCTGGTCGGGGTGGAACAGGTTGCGTCCGGACGTGTCCTTGGAGTGGACGGGGATGCGTCCTGCGGCGACCCAGTTGCGGACGGTGGACGGCTGGATGCCGTAGTGGTTGGCGACGTCGTTGGACGTCATCAGGGGCGGCTCGGGCGGCGGGCCGTCGTCGGCGTCCTCCTGCGTCCCGGGCGGGAGTTCGGGCGTCCTGTCGGCGTCCTGCTGGTCGTCTCGTTCGAGGGTCACGGTGGGCGCGGCCGTGTCTGGCATGGCAGACACGGGGT